AAAAAAGAGTGAGGTTCATTTGTTTGAACCCTTCTTCTTAGGCACCATGCGCTCATAAAGCGCTCTCTCAGCTACCGATGTTGCCAGAGCTGCTGCTCCATACACATCCTCACCTCTACAAACTGAAACTTCATCTTCTTCAATTTCATCATCACCATGAAGTTTAGCTGTACGTACCTTAAACTCTTCTTTCGATTCTAAATCAAGAGACTTCATTTCTTTCAACATCTTCTTGATTTCTTCCTGCATACGTGCTCGCCTACTCTGAAATATAGATACATGATCACGCACTAGGGAAACTTGTCCTAATATCACTGGTGACAAATCACACAACTCGATATCGTATTCATAATACGCTTTAAACAAAATAAGAGTTGTATTAGTTGCTGGTAAAGGGGTCACATTCTCATATACAAAAGCCATGGCTCCTGCATAAAAATTCCTTTGATCAGCAGCATCATCAGAAACATTATATGCACTTCCGAAATCTGGACCTGACATATACAACCATTTATCACTAGGCAACAAATTCAAAGTCCTTCTCGTACAATACACTGGAAAAGTATCTGCAGTTGTAAACTGCTGCAACTGATTAATAGGTATCGTTGAAACCCCTGTATACGTTCCACTGAACGTAGCTTGAAACTCACAAGGATCAGCCACCGACGCCCAAGTTAATGAACCACTATAAGAAGTGGCCAATTCAGTCACAAATTCAACCCGGTGAGCTTGCACTCTAAACCTTTGAAAAAGGAGCGCTAACCGTGATAATGGGTTGGTAAAATAATAAGTATTACCTGGATTAAAGAAAATCTGACCAGTTAAAGTACCTGGCGTTGAACTTAAATACATACCATACGTAATGGATCCTGCAGTATTAGTTATTGCATAATTACCCAAATTCTGACGTCCATGAATCTTTAGACATCCGGGTCTTGAACCTGCTCCAAAAGTAACTACATTACCAGAGGCATATGCTAATCCCTGATTAACAGGAGCTCGCATAGTACGACCTCTCAAAGAATCACCTTTCATTCTACGAGGCATCCTACGAGGCAATGGATTACTAACAGTTCGCTTTGCAACTCGAATCTTCCGAGTTGATTTCTTCGTTTTCTTTTTCTTCTTAATGGTAACCTTCTTATTCTTCTTCGTTCGTTTTGGCATCTTTACAGAACGGGTTTCCCCCTCTGTTTTAAGCGTGGGGCCCTCTTCTCGCTGACGCGGGGAGTCCGGCTCTGTGTCTCTGACTAAACTCTCAGCAACCATAGCTGGAAAACTCAAAGCGTACGGAACATACTTATAGGGTTTTTCATCACGCCATTTTGTTTGCACCTCTAAGCCTCGACGGCTAGTGGTGTGTCGCTGCCACTGACTTGGATCAACGAACTCTCTAAAACGTTGAAACATCCGGGGTTCTCCCGAACCACGAATTTTAACGGCTCTGACATTTCTAGGCGACTCTCGCCACCTCGATACAACTCTTCCACCTCTATAGGAGTTTTATAACTCTTAAGCACATCGCTCAGGGGAAAAGGATCACTATCTATCAAAGGCGCATCTTCCATTTCTTTACGATATTTCAATAACATCCACTGGATAAAATCCTGTAGAAAATCTCTTGCTTCGAGATTATACCAACTCTCCATCCTGAGAGCTAGTGCACGCAACAAACTCATTCTCTTGGACTGGGATTTATTCTTTCCTAACAAACTACTTAAAGTTTTTCCAAAAGCTGGTTTTGGGTAAACAACCCCTTCTTCCTCGTGCCATGTCATTGAACAAAATTCAGTATCTTTCAATGGTTTATATTCTAAGTTGGACAATTTAAATTTCCATCCAAGTGAATTAAAAACAGTTCCCACCGACCGCGGGTGAAACCAATCCTTCACTTTATCTGAACAAGTCCATATGGTGTCATCACCACAACAGAATAAAACCACAAATTTTTGAAATTCCTTCCACGTATTCTGATATCCTCCTGGATTCAAAACAACCCAAGCATAGAACCACGCCCACACCAACACCAACGTGTTGTCCGTTATCGTATTCACTTGTCCCGAGGGATTTCCTGTAGATTTCTGCACAATTTCACCTCCATCCAAAATCACAATTGAGTTTACAACGTTCTCATAGTAAATCACTAGAGCTTTCTTCCACGATTTCCTTGATAGACCTGACAACATGCGCAACCGCAAACCTGCCACTATATCAAACATCGTCCTAGAAATTCCAGAATCATATTCTGAGATGTCTAACTCCCCTGCATTTGGAAACTGGTTCAACTTATGCCACAACCTATTCCATCCACCTCCATACTTGTGAAATCCTACTAAACACGGATTTGTGAGTGTATTCGCTTCTCGAATTATTGTTGCATTCTCAGCAGAGAATAACTGATAACCTAATAAAGTCATTTCAATCGGCATAGCCG